TCAACGGCGGCACCCGTTGCGGTGCGTTTTCTGCCCCTGTTCTTAAAGCTCTCTTTCACCGCCGCTTCCGCAACCTCTGCGCTATAAACCTGCTTTCCGTCTTTTTCTCCGGTAAAGCCTCTGCGCAACTCCTTATAGATAGTTGCCGGATACTTATTGAGGCGGGCGGCAATATCAATTGCGCGATCTCCTGCGGCGTGCCATTTCTCTATGTTCTGCCTGTCCTCAAAGGTTAAATACTCATATCGCTCTGCCACATTTCCCACCTTCTTTCCTTGATTTTCTTTCAATTTGTGGCAAAAAAATATTGCGCTCGGCGCGTTTCGCACCTTACGCAATAAATGATACTCTTTTCTCATGAAAAATGCAAGAGGTAATGCGCAAAAAAATAAAATATTTTTTTATGCAATCTCACAAAGGCACCTTTCAAAGAGCATCGCGGAGGTTTGAAAGCCCAAAATTTCCCTTGGATAGTTATTTATCCATGTTTCAATCTGTTTGATGGTTGCCCGCTTCACCTGTCGGAGATCTGCACCCTTCGGAATGTGGCGGCGTATGAGCTTATTTGCGTTTTCATTGCTGCCGCGCTCCCAACTGCTATAAGCATGACAATAATATACCTTTGTGCGCGCACCTTTTCCGGTGCGGGATCTTTCAATGCCCGCACAATCCGAAAACTCCACGCCATTGTCAACGGTGATGCTTTGAAAAACAGCCATAAACCGTTTGCCATATTCTTTTTCAAGGGTATCCAAGGCGCGCACCACGCTTGCCGCCGTTCTATCCGGCATCCCAATGATGATCTCATAACGGGTTAGCCGCTCGGTTAAAACAAGCAATGTTTCCTTGCTCTTTTTGCGCCCAATAACGGTATCCATTTCCCATTGCCCAAAGGTTGTGCGGCTCTCAATAATCTCCGGTCTTTGCTCAATGCTCTCTCCGCGCGGCGCACGGCTCTGCCGCACTTTTCTATATTTCCGCTTGCGGGTGCCCTTCACGGGCAAATCCTTGTTTGTGAGGGTGAGGAAAACGCCTTTATCAATGTAGTTGTAAATGGTCTTTTCGCAAATGGTGGTGGAGAAGCAAAGCCCCTGTGTTTTAATCTCCCCAACCACAGCGGCGGGGGAATATTTTTCCTTTACAATTTTATCCTCTATAAAGCGCGCCAATTCGTGATCTGATCCGATTTTAAGCGGCGCGCCCTTGGCTTGCTTGTTTCTCTCATAACGCTCATTGGCGATTTCCGGACTATAACGCGGCTCGGTGGTATAATCGGAGTTGAGGTGTTCATATTGCCCGCGCTTCCGCTCCCTGTTTATGGTGCTCACATGCACCCCAAGCAACTGTGCAATTTCCTTTGTTTTCTTGCCCTCTCTTAAATAAAGCTCTATCCGCAACCTGTCTGTATATGTTAAATGCCTAAATTTTCTCATTGCACTTTCCTCCCACAAATGAAATAAAGGGCGGTTTCCCGCCCTTTTATCCCAAAACAATCACTCAACAATATGCAGCTCTTGTTTAAGTGCCATTTGCAGCACCGCCGAAACATTGATCCCCGCTTTTTCAGCCTCTACATTAAGCCAAGAGGGGAGAGAAACATTGCGGCGCACGGTGCGTTTTTCGTTTGCCCTCCGGTATGCGGTAAAATCAATATCAACCATTGATACCATTTCATCCGCGCCGCACTTGATCTGATCCGGATCGGAAGGCGTTGGGATAGGCTTTTTTTCATCTTCCATATCAATCCCCATGATACCAATGGCATCCCGCGCCATTTCAATTGCCTCCGCAAGATTATCCCCTTGGGTATTGATATCCATATCCGGCACAAACGCCATATAACCATCATCAACCTTTGTAAAAACAACCGGAAAAACCGCTTTCATAGAAAATACCTCCCGTTTATATTATGGCGGTTTGGGGGTTATTTCAACCCCCGCCGCTTGATTATCGCTTTTGCAACTGCCTCTTTGATTTCTCTTTGCCGTGATATTGGCTCATTGTCTTTACCGTTTGTGTAAATATCGTGGTTGCCTCCATCACGCTTAAACCACCATCCATTCTTTTCAAGGAGTTTAATGAGATCCCTTCGTTTCATGTTGCGCCCTCCTTATGATTATATTATACACACTCGTTGTGTATATGTCAAGGGGTTTTGAAAAAATAATACACATTTTTTGCGCAATAAAAAAGCGCGGCGGGTGCCGATGCCCGCCGCGTTATTCTTTTTCAAGCAGGGCATCCACTCCCACGCGCAAAACCTTTGCCAATAACATCAACTCATAATCCGCAACAACTCTATCTCCCGTTTCAATCCGGCTTATCGCTTTTTGATTGATTGGTAATCCCTCCAATTGTAGGCGGGCGGCTAACTGTTCTTGTGATAGCTTCTTTTTCTCTCGCGTGCGCCGGATATTTTCTCCGGATGCGTTGCATCTGCCTTGGTATTTATATATTTTCAGTTCTCGCCACCCCCTCCCTTTACCTATCTTTGGGATAATCCGTATTGATTTTACTGCATTACCGTGATATACTTATCCCAAAGATGACTAAAAGATAATTATTTATTTCTCGGAGGGGGTTGCGATGAAAAAGAGCAAAATTGTATGGTATTCCCTATGCGGTTTATTCTTGCTTGGGAGCTTGTCATTTATTCCAAAGGGTGAATGGCAATATTTTATAGGTGGGTTGGTAATAGCTGCGGCGTTTGGATTTATCGGATACCGCAAGGGTGCAAAGCCCGCACCTGTGCCGGAAGTGGCACCCGCTGCCGATGCAAGCCCCTATGCGTGGCGCGCTTATAAGCTCACGGGTGTTACATTCAAAAATGATGATGGATCCTCCCGCCAATCTGTTTTGAGAAAGTTGAAATTTAACGATCCCCCATTTGATGAAGGTGTGGAGTTGGAGTTATCCCGCTATGAATGGGAGGGCAAGCCCGCTTTGGCGGTCTTAGCAAATGGTCTGCAAATCGGAAATATCCCCGCAAATGATGTTGGTTTTCTCATTGAAAATTGGGAGCGCATCATTGGTTTCACTAACTGCCATGTTTACGGCGGCGGGCGCGGAGAGGATGGAGAGCAAAAGAGCTTTGGCGTTGAAGTTGTTTTGCAATTGAATATGGGTTAAAGGCAACAAAAAAGCCCCTTGCCCGCACCGTGGAGGTGTAGGCAAGGGGTGTTTTATTATGTTCCTGCAGGTGCGGGCGGGTTACTCTGCGATACCCTCGCCGTAACCCTCACCGTGGTTGTCGGTGTCTACAGTATGCCCAAGGGTGAGCACGGCGGCTTCAACCGCTCCATCCACGATCTTTTCAATTGCAGCGGTGCGCTCAACGCCCGCAATCTCCAAGGCTTCATAAACAAACTTGGTCGCTTCCTCTTTTCGTTCATCCTTGGAAATGGTGTTGATAATATAAAGCTGCTCCGCTTTCTGCGCGCCCACCTTGGCATAATCAATAACCTTATCCACAATATTCACCACCGCGCTTGCGGGGAAAGCGGCTTTGAGGATATCGGTGATTGCATCCGTGGCATCAAGCACGCCGGATGTTGCCTCCAAGGTGGAGGGCACATTAACACCCTTTTTCTTCAACCAAGGGAAGATAAGGGCGCAAGCCGCCACCATTACCGCAACGGCGGCAACGATAACCAAAATGATGTTGATGTTTTCCATAGATATTTCCTCCTAAAATGTTTTTTATAATACTCCGGCGCGTTCCAAGAACACAAGCACATCCGCGCGCGTTGCGGTGCTGTGCAATTTGAGGTTGCCGGATGTATCACCTTGAATGATCCCGCGCTTGATAGCCTTTTCAACCGCGCTTTTTTCCCAATCCTGCGGGGTGTTGTCCAACTCCGGCGCGGTATCATCAACCACCGGAGGATCCGGATCCACTTCCTTTTCCGGCTCAACCGCCGTGGCAAGGATTGCCGCAAGAATTTTGAGGATTTTGGCTCCATAGTCTGCGCCAGATGCCCAACCGCGCCCTTCCGGATTTTCTTGGATGCCAAGCCACTCCACATAAGGCGCGCAACCCCTCTTGACATAAGCAAAGCGGGGATCAATAAGATCTCCGCTTAATGGCTCGGTATTTGCGTATGCTTTAAGGTGTTGGATCTGTGCACGGATGCCAAGGCGCGGGGTTTCAAAACTGTTGCCCGCAACACCGCCGCCCGTGGCACCCATTCCGCAATAATTGTTTTGCTCCGGCTTCACATCGCCGCCAAATCTCCAATTACCCGTTTCCAAGCAGGATTGCGCAAAAGCCACATCCCCACGGATGCCTTCTTTTTCGCCTTCCTCCAAATAGATTGCGGCAAGATCCGGCGCATCCGGATTGATCTTTGTGATGTATGCGCGCATCTGCGCGGCGGTTGCCGCTGCCGTTCCGGTGATTTCGGTATAACCGGAGGTGTCCGGTGCGGCGGGTGTGGATGCCTCACCATCAACGGGGAGTTTTAGCACCTGCCCAACCTTGATAAGATCAGAGGTAAGGTTATTGAGGCTTTTGATCTCCGGATATCGCGCCGCGCTTCCAAGGTAGGTTTCAGCAATTCCGGAGAGGGTATCACCCGCCTTAACGGTATAGGTGCCATTGTTTCCTGTGATGGGTTGCTGCACGGTGCCACCGGAGGATCCGGCAAACTGCGCCATATATGCTTGCACTTTGGCTTTGAAAGCATCCCAATGAGGGATGATATAAAGCGGGCATTGTTTCCCGCTCCAATCCTTGTGCTTATACAGTTTATCAATGCTCAACCCGTGGCGCACAAGCAGGATTGCCGCCAACTTTGCGCCGTTGTCCTCGGATGCTTCATCACTCTTGATCGCGCTGCCGCGCATGATGATTTCAATGGAAATGGTGGTTTCATTGCCATCGCCGCGCCCATCGCCCGCGTGCCATCCAACCTCTGTTTCCAAGAGGTTTTGCCATGCCTCCACATCATCAACATAATAATGCACACGGCTATCCTTCATGTTTTGGTTGGGGTAGGTTGCGCGGGTGTAGGTTTCTGCATTTGCGCCGCCATCTGTGTTGTGGATGGTAACGCCCGCCGCCTTGCCCGTGCCTCCGGAAAGCAAGCGATCCGCTTTATACTTGGTGCCCTTGGTGTATTTTCCATAATTCTTTGTCCACACCGCGCCCCAAGGGATGATTTTTTCATGGATTGTTAAACCATGCTCCACGCGGGTTTTATCCGGTGTTAATGCCATTTCGTTTTCCCTCCTTTACCCGTGGTTTCGCTCTGCGTTCTGCTGCAAGAGAAAATCATTGAGATCATCGGCAAAATCGCGGTAATACTCCAAGGCGGTTTCTGTTTCGCCGTTGGTATGCCCGCACTTTTGCGCAATAGCCGTTGCCTCCGAAAGATGCCCAACCGCTTTAAGCCCCTTAATGACAAGCACGCTTTCACGCTTGCGGGCTTCCTCGCGGCTGTCCTGCTTTTTTTCCATGCGGTCAAGGCGGCGCAAGAGGATACCGGAGATTATGCCTCCAACGCCAAGCGCGGAAATGATGATGGTTACATACTCCATCAAGCCACCACCTCCCATTGCCACATGCCCGCCGTATCCGGAGGATAAACGCAATTTGGCATATCAGCTTTAGCAAGATACACCGCGCCTTTGTAGCTGTAATATTTACCGCTTTCCACATTCACCACAATCCCCGCCGTTTCCGGATAAGGAATAGGATCATCAATTGTGCCCGCATGGGTTAGCTCAATAAGGCGGTAATAAGCAAATGTGGTTTCCACCGGATATGCGGCGTTTGAGGTATGGTTTGCCTTTACCTCATAAAAAAGCCCGTTGGAGGTGATAATATCTCCAACGGTGTATGTCGTGCCCTCTTTCCATTCCGGATATTTAATAAGCTCTGTGGATTTCAAAATGAGATCATCGGTGATAATGTTGGTGCCCGCCGCGCGATCCGTTTTGATCTGCGCTTGGAAGCTCAAAGCCATAAGCTCATTGGTTGCCGCCAATTCCTGCTTTATTTCTGCGCTGTTGCCGCCTTTTCCGTTCTTAACGCTCATTCTTTATACCCCCCAACTCCATAAATGCGGCAATTGCCAACCGCACCATTGCGCTCAATGCGGGCGCGGATATTCACGCCCCATTTGGAGGCGGTTTTAACGGTGTTGGCGAATACATGAGCCAAGCCGGAGAGCACGGCGGCGGTTGCATCTTCCCAAGTAGGCGCAACATCAAATGCGTTATTACACACCTCCACGGTAAAAATGGCACCTGCTGCCACCTCGCGGATCACTTCAATTGTCATGCGCTGCGGCATGTTTGGCATTTCCATGATGCTTTCCGGATCAAGCTCAAAAGAGCACATATCCACGCTTTTTACAAAACTCATTGTGCGTGTGGTGGTGCCGTTGCTTGTGTCGGTTGCCGTTACGGTCAATGTGTGGTTGCCGTTACTTAAACGCACCCACTCATTGCCGGATACCTCCATCATGTTTTCCGCACCAAGAGTGGGATTGTAGGTTTTCAGCGCGCGCCCATCCACCGCCTCCACAACGGAAACCGGATCATTATCCGCATCCGTTACGGTGTAGGCGAAAGAAAACGCCGCCGATTTTACGCCAATGCTCCCATCTGTGCCGGAGATCTCCGGAGGCTGATTGTGGATAACGGAAATGGTGGATGTGGTGATGTATCCGCTCTCGTTTCCTTGATCGTCTAACGCCTTCGCGCGCCAACGCACGGTGTTCATGGATGTGGTAATGGTATCATCATAGGTGCGGGCGGTACCGTTATAAACCTGCGCATAGGCACCGTTGTTATAACTGCGCTCCAACTGATATGTGATAGGATCTCCATCCGGATCCGTGGAGGCTCCCCATTCAATGCGCGCCGTTCTTCCGGAATACACGGCATCCGGAGGTGTGATTGTGGGTGGGGTTGTGGGAGGCTCATTCCAAGTGATTGTGTAACATCCATCCGCATCCACGGTATCAGATACCAAGATAGAAGAATTAAGATTGCAAAGCGGGCGCACGCCATAGAGACCGAGCCAAGCATCGTAGTAGTTCAACGCTCCGGAGGCGCTGACACGGCGCGCACAGCGGGAGTAGGAAGCATAAGGGGTGCGCAACCACCAATACCAAGCGGTTGTGTTGTTTGCCGGATCGCTTGTGTAATTACTATCCTCAATCGCTTCCGTGGTGCAATATGCAATGCGGCTTGCATCTGTTGAAAAGAGAGCTAAAGCCGATCCTTCGGCAATGCTATTTTCATTTGCCAAGCCAACTTCCGTGTTGGAAGCTAAAAAGATCTTATCCGTTACCGTTTCGCTGCCGCCGCCATCGGTAACGGTGTTTTTTGCCACCGTTAGCGTGGTTGCCATCAATGCCGCCTTAAAATGTGCGGAGAAGGCGTTGAGGAAACCCGCCGTGGTATCATAGGGGTTATACCCATCCCAAACATTGGCGGTGTTTGGTGCTTGGTCTGCGCTGTGCTGCGCCACATACCATGCGCCCGCTGCCGCATCGCTATTTAGCCATTGGCGAAGGTTTGAATGTAAATAGCGGTTATTGCCGTAACTCTTTCTATCGGAATTACTGTTGTTAGGCTCTTTTGCATCAAAGCAGCGCATTGCAATGATGCGCTCGGTAATGAGCGTGATTGCTCCGGTTGGATAGCCGGAATGGTTTTTATCTGCGATTTTCCAAATAACAGGTTTTCCAAGGAATAGGCTTCCCGTGTCTTTTACCTTATCGCCAACCGCAAGATCTGCCAAAGTTTTTGCCATGTGTTTCACTCCTTCTTTGTCGAATATAGTTTGTTGTAATAGGCATCCATATCACGGATAAGGTGGTAACAATTGCCCTTGGATGCGTGCCCGCGCCAACTTTGGTGCGATTGCGCGGGTGCGGATGCCGGAATTTTACCCGCATCCACCAATGGTTTCATTTTCTTCAAACGGCGGCGCGCATTTCCTTTACTCCGGCGTCGCACCTTGCGGATCACCTTGCCGGATGGAAGCAAATAGGTGTGGAAACCAAGAAAATCAATCCCCTGTGAAAGAGGCATGATTTGCGTTTTATTGTTAAGCTCCAACCCCAATTCGCTCATGCGCGCGTTGATTTGAGAGAGGCAATATTTTAAGTATTCTTTATCCGGATGGATTAAATAAAAATCATCCATATACCTCCCATAGTATTTGATCCGCAATTGTTCTTTCACAAAATGATCCACGCCGGATAGATAGAGTATTGCAAAGAGTTGTGAGCTTTGGTTTCCAATTGGTATGCCCACGCCCTCCGTGCTGTCAATAATCATATCCACCAACCATAGCACATCCGGATCGTGCACATACTTGCGCACCTGCTGTTTTAGAATATCATGCCGGATGGAGTAGAAATATTTTGATACATCGCCCTTCAGTATCCACCCTTCCGCTCCGTGGTGTCTGTAATACTCCCGCATAAACTTATCAAGCCGCCCCAACCCAAAGTGTGTGCCCTTATTTGGTTGGGATGCGTAATTGTCAAAAATAAAAGCCTTGGATAACAACGGCTCCAAGACTTCATCACACAAAGCATGTTGCACCACTTTATCTTTGTATGAATTACTCATAACAACGCGCTTTTTCGGCTCATATACAAAGAATGTGTGGTATGGTGCGGGCTTATAGGTTTTTTCTTTGAGTATGATGCTCAATAGGTGTAAGGCTTCAAGCATATTGATTTCAAACTTTGCCGCCGCCTCTTTCCATTGCTTGCCCCGCCGTGCTTTTCGGTATGCGCGGTATAGGCTTTCAAAATTATATATTTTCTCAAAATCGCTCATAATAAAAATTCCTTGCCGTATGTAGCGCGCACATTGCCCCTCACGGGCAAGGTGTTTGCATCGGCAATCTTGTATTTACCCATAACGGGAGGGAAGTGCCTTCCTTTGATGATGGGTTTGTGCTTTCTGCTACCCTCGCGGGCGCGTACTCGGTCTAAATATCCATCGAAGCGGGCGCACGCCATTGTTACCGTTCCAAGCATTGTTGTTGTTCAACGCTCCGGAGGTGTTGACATTGCGCGCATTGCGGGAGTTGGAAGCTACAAGGCACACCCCTATATAAACAAAGGCGTTATCTGCCTTTATCCCTCCTTCTCCACGCCTTTGCCATATACATAACATCAAATGCAAGTTTGCTCCAATATTCCAAACTTTTTGCATTGATCCGCTTTTGCTCAAAAGAAAGCTCCAATAAAAATAACAACTCTTTGCAATAGGTGAGTGCCCGCGCTTGGAGGCGCGCCCTCTCTTTGGCTTCCTCCGGATCTCTTAAATCAAGCTCATTGGCTTCAATTAGGCACTCAAAAATATCCGTTGCCCTATTCTGTAAGCGATTAACCAAAGTAAAGCGGTATTTCTTTGGGAAACGCTCCGTGTTTTCTGTGAGTGTGTATGTGTGCTTTACCAATTCTTTTGCTTTGGTAATCACCGTTAATTCACTCGGTTTCTTGTCTTGGTGATTTGTCATATAGGCATATTCCTTTCCGGATGCGTTCAATATCTTCCGCTTTTCCGTTGTATAGAAAGCCCCAATCCGTTATTTTTACCTCAACCCGCTCTCCCGTGTAGGCTGTGCCGGATATGGTGATATAATCATCACCGCACGCGCCGCACGGCGGGGAGATTTCCAAAAACAGGTTGCCTATAATGCAGGAAAGCTCTTTTTTGGTGCAAGCAAATTTTAACACTCCAAGCATCTTAAACCCTCATTCCAAACGCCCTCGGTGATAACTCCATCAAGATCATCAAAGAGGATCATATAAGGGTAGGTGTCCATATCCGTAAATACCATTTGTTCAAGCAGGGAAACCCGCTCTCCCATTAAGGTAATTTGGTTGTATAGGTTTGCCGCCGTGTTTTCATCAAGGGTGTTTTGCAGGGTTTCAAACCAACTTTGAAACTGCGCATTGGATGCGGTTTGAAAATTTGAAAACCACTCTTGGAGGGCAATATAATCCGCATCGCTCTGTATCTGCAAGCTGTTCATATAGGATTTGAGGTTGTTATACTGCTCCGCACTCATTTCTTGGTAAAGCTCAAACCAACCTTGAAGCTGCGCGGAAAAAGCGGTTGTGTCAAGCTCTCCCACGGTGCCAACAACCAATCCGCAAAGATTGGAATTAAGCCGCTGATCCGTGATGTTTGCTTGGGAAATGGAAACCGCGCCCGCTCCCACATAAACATCCGCTAAAACCAATTCGTAGGCATCCGCATCCCTCTGTATAGCCGCTGCGGATGGTGTTGCGGAATAGGTGCCCTTTTTCACCTGCACGCTTATCACGCGATCTTGGAGATCCCAACGCACCACAATGCGATCAATGCGGTTTAACACGCCATCCGCATTATCAAGTGTGATGGTTAGGTTGGAGGTGTTGAAATAAAAATAACCGTTGATCCACGCTTTGCCCGTGTTCACGGTGATAATCATGCTATTGCTTGCCAACACCTGCAAGCCCGTTGACGGGTTAGGGAAAACGCCGTTGGCAATGAATGATGCAAAGTATTCAGCCCATTCCTCCGCTTTATAGCGGCGATCTCCGGAAATGCTGTTAAAAAAACTTGATTTCTCCATGTTCTCACCTCAATTTTCTTATTTTATCAATGATGGTTGGTAGGCTCTCACCAAAGGTTATATCAATATCGGTGTTGCCCTGTTGGTAGGTTTCTGCAATCTCTGTGATACGCACATTGATTTTGATGCCCCACCGCTTATTGATGCAGGTTACACGATCCCCAAGATCAAAATCCTCTCCATACTTTAAGTTGGTGTGAGTGTTTATCTTGGAGGCAAAATTAAGCGTTTCCGCATACTGCTCCAACTCGGTTGCCCCGCGCTGCGCAAGCATATCAATATACTGCGCATCCGTCATGGTGATTTCCGTATCCCCGTCTTGATATGTTTGGGTTATATCGGTTGCGTTCACAAAGATTTCATCCCGCTCCAACCCTTCCGCATCGCCCACCTCAACAATCTTGCGGGTGGTGCCCTCTTTTTCCTCGCCGCCCACATAGGCAACGGATTTGAGGTTTTCGGTGCTGTCCGTATATTCCTGCTCCAAGATGTTATCAAACTCTTGTGAAAAGATGCACGGCGGGTTTTCGGTTTGGTCTGCGGTAAGCTCACGCCCCTTATAAACCACAAAGGAATGTTGGCGGGTGCGCACATCCGTTGTAACCTTAAACCCTAATTTTGCGGCTTTTGCCGCGCTTTCACACGCAAGCAGGGTGGATATAAACGGCTCGGAGGTGTATTCTATAACCCCGCTGCCAAGATCCTCAACATCTGCAATGGAGAGGTTAGGGATAGCGCGGCGGGTGTCGGTTGGCTCGGTTACATTCTCCCGCACGGCGCGAGTGATAATGGCTTGGGTGGTGTCCGTTGCCACAATCTGTGCCCGCACAATGCGTTTATCTAACCATTGCGCAATCATTTTGCCTTGTGCCTCAATTTCCTCAATGCCCTGCGTGTTCTTTACGATGTGCACATAACGGATTTGGGCAGCTTCATTGCCGCCGCGCTTCATCAAGATCCTATCTTTTTTAAGCAATTCCGCGTGCCGCTCGGTAAAAGGCACCAATAATTTGAACTCCCCGCAACTCCAATATCTGCGTGTCCATATAAGGGAGCTTATTTTATCAATGATGCCAAGGGGTGTTAATTCTGCATCGTAAATATTTAATTCCATGCACTACACCCCCAAATATTGATTGTTGTGATAAATAGAAACCTCCAAGCCCGCCACATTGCTTTCCGCATCGTATCTAAACAGATTATCCCCAACCTCCAATTGGATGTATGAGCTATCCGGATCAAGATAACGGAAAGCATCAATGGTTTGCCCTCCGGTTTTCAAAAATACTTCCTTTTGTCCATAGTAGGTGGAAACACTCAACACATCGCCCGCCTCCAAGGTATAATTTACCTTGATAAATTCTTGGGTATCAATATTGAGCAAAGAGGGGTTAACAACCGTGCCAAGGGCGCGGAAGTCAATGCGCACGCCGCTTTTTACATCGCCGCCGTTGTAAACATTCACAATTAACGAAGGCTCACGGTATCCAATTTCCCATCCTTCCTCCATAGGGATTTCCAAACCAAGCGGCTCCGGAAACTCAAAGCCGCCGATCCATGAGGCAATATCCGTTTTACTTTCCGCTTCCTCGCGCCAAAACGGGTTGTGGCACACAAGCTGCACCGTGTAATCTTGAAAAATCGCCTTGCGCGAATACACGGGCGCATTGTCCACACGGCAATCAATAACCCGCTTAAAATCTCCGTAAACATAAGTTAGGGTTGCGCCTATCTGCGGGTTAAGCACATGATTTAGCCTCCGGCGCAATGTAACCGTTTCATCCTTATTGCGGGTTGCGATGCTGCCCACAATTTCAATTTCTCGGCTTTGGATGCGGTTGCCCAAGTAGGTATCTCCATCCTGCCCCATAGAGTTGATGGAATAAATGGCGTTTCTGATATCGGAAAGCCCGCTAACCTCGTTTGTGTGATATACAGAAGCGTGGGAAAACTCAATTGTTTCCCCACGCTCGTTTGTATAAATCAATTTTTCAATTTTTCGCATCGTTCAAGCCTCCTTTTATCCAATCTCGCGGGCAATGAGCTTGAATTGCTTGGCGGCTTCCCGCTGCTGCTTGGCATAATCGTTGCCCTCGGTGTAGAAGTTTTGCACCACCTGCACGCCTCCCGCCGTAGAGCCGCCGCCGCGATCTTCACCGCGCGGGATCCTGCCGGAAGGTGTTGGGCGCGGTTTCGGATCCGCATCATCAAACACATCCGTTGGCATCGCCTTTTTGATGTTCTTTTCAACGGTGCGCATTTCCTTTTCAAAGCCAACGCCGATGCCCGCCGCCATATATTCACCAATTCCGGCAAATACTTTGGAGGGGGAGTTGATATCCATTTCATCTTCAACGGCATCAACAATATCCTGCATCATAGAGCGCACATTGCTTTCAAGCCAACCGCGCATGTTTTGGAAACCTTGCCAAATGCCGCGCACCATATTTTCTCCCGCTTCCACAAAGCGTTGATAATATCCATTCAAAGCCTCAATGAGCGGAGTGATGATCTGCGGGATTTTTGCCGTTATCTGTGGCACGCCGGAAACCATGCCGGAGGCAATGTTTTTATCAAATTCAATGCCTTGGTTAACAAACTTGGGGTTTTGCGCAATGAAAGCCGTGATGGTGCTTTGGGTGATCTGCGGCACCTTGGCTGTGATCTGTGCAATGCCCGTTATCATGCCGGAGGCAATGTTTTTGAGGATTTCCACGCCTTGGGTGGTAAATCGCGCGTTTTGCGCGTTCAATGCAGTTAAAACCCGCTCCACAATTGCGCCCACAGATTGATCCAAGAGGGCAATATTGCTCATAATGCCGTTGTTAATGGCTGCAATAGCTTCCTGCGCTGTTACCGCGCCCGCGCCGCCCACGGCGGCTTGCATATCGCCGCCCACGGCACCCATTTCATCCCCAAAGCCAACGCCGATGCCCGCCGCCATGTTATCACCGATTTCCGCAAACACGGTGGATGGGGAATGGATACCAAGGAACCCTTTAACGCTGTCCACGATGCCGGAGAAAAAGCCGGAAACTTTTTCATAAAGCCAACTTGCCGCGCCGGATATACCTTCCCAAATGCCGGAAATGAGGTTGCCACCGATTTCCACCATCTTATATGCCAAGCTTCCAAAGGCATTAACAATGCCCGTGATGATCTGCGGCACCGCTTTCACGATTTCGGCAATGATTGTTGGGAGGTTTTGAATGAGAGCAACAAACAGTTGCACACCCGCCATAATAATTTGGTCAATGTTTCCTATCAGCGCATCAACGATGCCGCCAATGATTTGAGGGATAGCCGCCACAATGGTTGTGATGATCTGCGGCAATGCTTGGATTAACGCCACCAAGAGATCAATGCCCGCTTGGATGATAAGCGGTATATTTTCAAGCACCGCCGTTATAATTCCCTCTATGATCTGCGGGATTGCCTCAACAATGGTTGTGATGATCTGCGGCAATGCGCCCACAAGGGATGTAATGAGTTGGATGCCCGTTTGAATGATCTGCGGGATTGCGCCCAAGAGCGCATCCACAAGGCTTGTGATGATTTGAGGAATAGCCTCAATTAACACGGGTATTGCCTCAATCAGCCCGTTTGCAAGCCCCATAATGAGTTGCAAAGCCGCCTCAATCAGCATTGGGATATTGTCAATGAGGGTTTGCACAATCGCGGTGATAACCTCAACCACTTTGGGCAATAGCTGCGGCAATGCTGCTGCCAAACCGTTTGCAAGCCCTATGATGATTTGAGCCGCGCCCTCAATGACGGTTGGCAACATCCCAATCAAGCCATCCACCAAGGAGATAATAATTTGCGTTGCGGCGGTGCCGATGGTTGGAAGATTGTTTGCCAACCCCTCCACCAAGCTCAACACAATTTCCGTTGCAAAATCTGCGATCTCCGGCAACATTTCAGTTAAGCCGCTCACCATTTCGGAGAGAGCATCACCGAAAGTATCAGCCAATTTTCCAACATCGCCGTTTGCCTCGCGTGCTCCCTGCGTGAGAGTGTTTACAAAGTCATTCATTAACGGCAACACTTCATTGCCAAGCGGGAGCACAAAACTTGTTTGCAGCACGCGCCCAAGCCCGCCTAACGCGGATCCAAGATCATCATATTTAACCTCATTGATCGCGCCCAAAGCATCCGTGGTGTTGCTTATTTCGCCATTGAGATTTGTGAGAGCCTTAACGCCTTCCGCGCCCAAATCCTCCCACATCGTTCCAAACATTTGAACACCCAAGGCGTTTTGTGCCAAGGGATCTTCCATGGCAAAGAGAGCATCCGTTACCGCCGCAAACGCTGCGGAGGCTTCATCACCGCCCCTTGCGAAAGCTGCGGCGGTTGCATCAGCATCAAGCCCCAATTGCTTAAAGGCATCATTTGCGGTGCCATCCTTAACCCTAATGCCAAATTCCTTAACAGCATCACCCAACTTATCCACGCTAAATGTGCCGCTCTCTGCGCCGTTGGCAAGGGAATTAAACATATCCTCCGCATCAAGCCCCAAACTCTTGAAATGCACGGAATATTCATTGATGCTATCTAAAAGATCTCCATTCTTATCCAAGCCGTTTTGCGCGCCCTGCGCAATAAGGTTAAAGGCTTCATCACCGGATATTCCAAATTGATCCATGAGCATATTAACGGCGCGCATCTGCTCTTGGATATCGTAACCAAATGTATCACGCAAAACAATTGCGTTGGTTGTCATTGCCTCTATATTGGAGGGATCAAGATCCTTTGCGCTCTGCGCAACGGTTGCCATTGAAGCGGCAATATCTTCAAAGTTTTCCCCATAATTTCCGTTGTAAATGTTGAGCATTGCATCTTCAAAGCCCTTGGCTCCGGCGTTTGCAATGCCCGTTGCGGCTTCAAAATCATTCATTGCGCCTTTGGCTTCATCGGCAAAATTCACCGCATAGCCAATGCCCGCAACAACCGCCGTTCCTATGGCGGCAACCGCAACCCCAATGCCCTTAACGGCGGTGCTTATCCCGCCAGAGGCTTTTTCTGCTTTTTCCTGCAGGTCATCAAAGCCATCCCCGCTATTTTTAAGATCCTCCGCAATCTGTTCAAGCTCCTTTTGCGTTCCAATCATCGCCGCTTTGGATTTATTCAAGGCGGTTTCAAAACGGGTTATAGCATCAACATTTTGTGTTTCCTGTGCTTTCAGCTCCGCAAGGGCTTTTTCCTGCTCTGTAACTTTCTTTTTCTGCTCTGCAAAGGTTTTGGATAACACCTCTTGGCGTGCACGCAAGGCATCCGCGCTTTTATCGTTTTTATCATACTGTGCGGATACAACTTTCATTTCGGATCCAAGCACTTTGAGGGAGTTATTGATTTCCTTGCAAGCGCGGTTATATTCCTGCTCTCCGTCAAATAGCAGCTTGGTTTTAATATTTTGTGTTTTATCAGCCATCATAACACCCCCATTCAAAGGCTTTTCCCGCCTCCGCTTGGGGATCCGCGCCCCAAGCGTGCGGATTTACGCTTGGAGCGCGTATTAAAATTGACGGGAGATCAAAGCCCTCCCAAGGCTTCATCAATCGCATCCACACCCTCCGGAGGCTCCGGCTTAAACCGATCCGGATTGAATTGCCTATGGATTTTATAGAGCGTTGATATTTGATAAGGCGTTTTCTTCCACACTTCCTTTTCCGAAAAGCGTAAAAGGGTTACGCCAATATAAAGCAAGCGCGCAAGGTCAATTAACCCTGCGCGCCCACCGCGTTTTTTTCTCCTTCATCCTCCGGATCATCTTCCTCCGGATCTTCATCCTCCACATCCTCCGGCTCTGCGGTGCCCGCCGTGCCAAGGGAGAAGGCTTTGAAAAGTGCATTTTTGATATCAATGAGGTTTCCGGTGTGCACCATCTTGCCCACCTGCTTTTCCGTCAATGCTTCCTCACCTTCATCCGCGCCCTCATTCAAAACGGCGGTGAGTAACCATTTGAGGTTTTTGATTGCATCGGCTCCGGAAAGAGCTTCCGCAAGTTTGTTGTATCCTCCAAACTTATCCTGCATTTCATCAAGGATATTGAGAGAAAACAAAAGGTGCCTTTCTTTGTCAAGAGTGATCGGCAAACGCCCATCCTTAATTGCGCTCATATATTGATAGCAGGGGGAGGGCGCGCCTCCCCCCGCATCCTCCTTTCTTATATCGCGTTAAGCTGCGGTTGTGTTGTTAGGCTCTCTAACCTCGGTAAACCACTTGGAGGCAACGGCATCCGTGGGCACACCCACATAATCAGCCTTCCACTTTTCATCTTTGTTGCGCTTGATAAACTCGCCAACGATGGTGGGAGTGCTGAAATTGATGCTATCACCCTTGGTTTCAAAGGTTTCATCGGGGATTTTGAATTTGGTTTTGTAAAGCCAAATATAGCGGTATTTGCCGCCGCTCTTGCGGGCGCGGAAACCAACCGCAAAATAGGGGGGATCATCACCCTCACCCGCATACACAACCATATCATCATCCTGCTGCTGCCCTAAAAGCTCGGCGGCATCCTCGTTTGCGATATCGTTGGCGTTGATGGAGATTTCACCCTTTACAAACTCCTTCTCGATCTGATCCACGCCATCATCCGCATACAAAGTTGCCTCCGCAACTTCCGTTGTCATTTCAACCGTGATTGCCTTGGCAAGTCTGCGGGGGGTGCCGTAGGTTTCCACGCCACCTTCGCCCTCCGTAACCTTGGCAATATAAAGATCTCTCAAACCAATAGTTGCCATATTTCATTCCTCCATTAAAAATTTTGCCTCAATAGGCACATGGTAAAATCCTGTTTCTTGTTCATAAATCTCCGCTTCGATGCTAACGCCGTAAAAACCCGCTGCCTTGATGCTTTGGATTGTGTCTTTGAGCAATGCGGTATAGTTGCCCTTTGAATAGAGGTCAACCCTCCACAAGCTCTCTGTTGCCGTGTTATCATCATCCGCAAACGCCGTTGGGGTTGCCGCAATGAGTTGATATGTGAAGTATGTGGAAACGGCTTTGCCCTTGTAGTAAAGGCGCGCCACCGGATGCCCCAAGGCTTTCAATGCCGCATTTAATACCTTATCCGCTTCCATTCGTTGTTTCCTCCCATACCTTTACCATTGCATCCATCACCTTTGATGCGCTGCGTTCATTGGCGGTTGACATCCACGGGCGGGCGGGCATATTGGATCTACCGTATTCCAACACAAAGCCTTTTTCCGCGTTGCGCACACCCTTTTTGGTGTGGCTGCGGTCAATCCCATGTGGGTAAATCTCTGTGTATTTGGAAATGGTGTTGCCTTTTACCTTATCCGCTTTAATGGATCTAACCAACGCGCCTTTGCTCCTTCCGGAGATATTGAGTTTTTGGGCTTCCTCTTTTTGAGCTTTCACAAGCACATCCGCGCCCGCTTCCAAAGCGAGTGGCACGGCTTTTGTTGCCCGCTCGGTCATTAAGAGAAATTCCTTTTGCGCCGCCTCCAAACCAACGGTGTTAAACTGTGCCATTTTCGCCGCCCCCTTCCTCCGGCACCTCCGGATCCGTGGCATTATTTGCCCGCTCAGAAAGATCGGTTAATGTAAGCTCAACAAAATCACCATTTTTGCTTTCATAGGTGCGCAATACTTTGTGCCGCTTGCCGCCATACTCAACCAACTTTTCCCCACAATAATCTGCGGTGTGAAGGTCAAATTTTAGCTCTGCCGCATATCCTGCACTTGCCGATTTATAAAACTCGGAATAGCCCACGGATTTTTTGTTTGCAAAAACCTCCCGCGTGGTTTCGGTTGGCTCTGCATAAAAACCTTGTTCATCGGTTTCCTCTGTGGGCGCGGTGATGGTGATAAGCGTGAGAATATCGCTCCATTTAGCCATCCGCACCACCTTCCTTTTCCGTGTTGTATTCCCCAACCTGTGAGAGCGTGGATTTGAGAGAGTTAAAAACCCTCTCAAACCGTTCCGCTTCGGGGTTATCGTAACCAAAATGCGCCTTTGCGTAGGCGGTTACGGCGCGCACTATCATTGGATCGGCTTCATCCACCGTAACCACCCCCGCAATTGTAAGCTCCTTTTTGGCGGCTTCAATAAGCGGCACAATTTCCGCATCATCCAATTTGTTATGCGACACACGCAAAGCCTTTTTCACGGTATCAAGGAGAGTTGTATTTTGTGCCACTTTTTATGCCTCCTTTTTAGGATGCGGCTTTCTTCTTTACGCGGATAAAGCCGTTGTGCGCAACCACATTGCCGCCCATGAACACGCTGCCGCGATGGGCAATATTGCCCTGCTTAAACTTGTAATGGGTGGAAAGCTGAATATCCACATCAGAGAAGATAACCTTCTGATAGTTGGAGAGAGAGCCATAAGCCATGCAATATGTGCCCACTCCGGTTGCCGCATCGGAAACCGCGCCGCAAGCGGAATTGATGATAAAGGGGATGCCATCAATTGTGCCCGCATTGCCGTTGGTCTTGATATCGTGGAGCTTCTTTTTGTCGGTGCCTCTCAGCTTTGCGAAAGCGCGGAGATCCTTTTTGGAGAGGATAAGCACAGCGGCATCCTCAACATCCTCATTGCCGCCATAGCTGAAAATGATATCATCAAGGGTATCCACGCCAATTTCCGCAAGCTCCATATCGGTTGCAGGATCAATAACCTGCTTGGCTGCATCGGCGGGGTTGTGGAAAATACCCGTGAAGTGGTTGGCGGCACCATCGCCCACCATGATTTCACGGGTGATCTTCTTTCTCATAGCCTTAGAGATACCGCCCTGCACCACGGCATCATAATCCGCTGCGGGGAGCTTCTGGATTTCTTCGGTATCCTCTGCATAAGCGGTGATCTTGGTTTTGCCAATCTCCGCATAGCCAAATACAGGCTCCGCATCTGCATAATCCGCGCCCTCTGCGGTATAATCTCCGGTGCCATAGCCCTTAACATAGGGCTGCGAATAAGCCTCACCGCCAACGATGGTAACGGTGTGCACGCGATCAATGAGGGAGGAAACCTCATTAAAGGCGGGGTTGATGGTGTTGCTTGTGTGCTTGGGCACAACAATGTTGGATGCCGCAACGGTTACGGCGCGTTTCTCCATGAGAGCCTTGCCGCGCTTTTCGGCTTCCGCATCCGGTGCCTTGGCTTCCGGATTGTCGATACCGTCAACCTTGCGCGCCTCCGCGCCGGACTGAATACCCGCAAGCACTTCATCACGGAGATCGGCGGCTTTAAGCTGCCCCTGCAGGGATCTATACTCCTTTTCAAGAGCCGCAACATCTGCGCCCTCAATGGCAAGAGCCTCACCAATTTCCTTCATGCGCTTCAAAATCTGTTCTCTGTTCATTACTGTTTACCTCCATAAAGTTTGATAGTTAGGTTGATTTCGTCTTGCAATACCTCTTTGCGCAACGATGCCGCCACCGCCGCACTTTTCTCCTTCTCGATCTCCACCGCAAAGGAGTTACGCGCGCTAATAGAGGTTGTATCATAAGCGGGAATATCCACCGCCGACACATCATAAACCTTTTTAACCCGCAACACCGTGCGGGTATGGGTTTCAATGTTATAGGAGCTTTCCGCAATCCTAAATGCAAAGCTCATGCGGTCAATATAACCGCCCTTGATTTCTTCATAGAGCTTGCGCCCCTCTTCCGTGCCATCCAAGCGGGCGCGCATGTGTAGCCCATCCGCTTCCACCCAAAGCGTGAGGGTGTTATTGCGGGTGCGGGCAACAACTTTGCCACCGTGATTGTAATTGAAAATTACATCCGACATATCCGCGCCCTCAAAGGCGCGGGCATCAATCTGCTCTTTGTAATCCACGCCATCAATGGAGAAAAGCACGGTGGGGGTGTTAAACGGGGTTGCGATACCCTCAACATAAAGAGCACCCGCATCCGCTCCCTCCGCTCCAACTTCGCCCGCTCGGATCTCAAAGCTCAAAAAGTGCCGGAATTGGCAACCCTGCGCCGCCATCCATTCCGCGCGATCAACCTTCTTGGCTTCCTGCGGGCTGTTCATGTTCTTTTGATTGCTCATTTTCAGTTTCTTCCTCCTTTTCTTTGGTTGCCGCCGCGCCCAACTGATATTGATCCGCTTTTGCGGCGTTTACCATGTTTAAGGTTTGCACGCGGCGTTTGCCTTCCTCGCCGCCAAGCGGTGCCATGTTGAAGATCTCCAAGATTTGATCCAAAGTTGCGCCGCCAATATCGGTAAGAAAACGCCCAACGGCAATTTTGGTGTTGGTGCTTGCATATTGCAAACGGTTTGCCTCAAATATGATCTCATTACCAAACTCCCGCTCATGTTGAGTAAAGAGCTTTTCCGTAAATTCTTCCGAAAGCTGAATTGCAAACGGCTCAATTGTGTTTTCATAATAGGCGTTCCATTCATCCTCGGAGAATTTGGATTGTATGATGCCTTCAGAAACCCCAAAATAGGAGTAAATGCGCTCTTTGGCTCTGTCCATTTGCGCGGCGTTGGGCACATAGCTTTCCGGCTTCACCTGCACGGCTTCATATCTCGGATCGGTTGCCGCTGCGCCACCGGAATTTTCCACAGATAGATAATTTTTCACAAAATCATCCACCTGCTGTTGCTTATCCTTTGGGTTGAGCACATTTTGGAATTTTAGGATCCACCGGATAATTGCTGATTTTTTGATTGCGTTTACAATGCCTTTATCCGTTGTGTTTACCACTTCCATAATGGTGCTTAATGCCTTTCGGTTGCTCTCTCCAAAAAGATCCTTTTCATCAAAATGGATGCGTAAATGGATAAGCTCCGAATAAGGCACGGTGAGGGTTTTGCCATCATCAAGATAGAATTTGACAAAATAAAAACCGTGGCTTTCCACGGCTTCCACGCGGTTGTAAGTGATAGGGTATATACCCTCTGCCCAACCATCTGTATCAAATTTTATCAGCGCAAAGGCGTTGTTTTTCTTTTGGCATTGCACCATCATTTTGTTAATGAAAACGGACATGCTCATATAGGGATTTGGGCGCGCCAAGATGCGTTTTACCTTGGGGATGGGGAAAATATCATATTTATCCCCATTCTTCCGGATGTGCTTGGGGTTGAGTTTGCCCGCATTTTTTGCATTTGTCCAAATTGCGGATCTCGCAATATCACTCTCATAAATATTGCCGCTCCATTCCGCAAGCTCGGAGATCCCGCCGCTTTGGTATTCAACTACCGTGCTCCCCTGCGGGGTGCTCTCCGCGCGCCCAAACAGTTTTGAGAATAAGCCCATTTTGTTCACCACCTTCCTAAATCATGTTGAGATAATCGTTTAGCTTTTCTTGCAATACCACATAGGCATCAAGTAAAGCCGCCGTGCCATCTATTCTTTGGCGGGTGTTGCCGCCCTTTGATGGTTGGATGTTCATGTTTTTATCCATATCAACAACGGTGTTTGATAAGCACCATTTGTCAATTGGATTGTTATTGTAAACAATGCGTTTAGCTGCCAAATCCGCTTTGAGGTTATACATGGGGGATGATAAAGTTTTCTTGCCTTGGTGCACGGGGATCATTGCATTTTTGCCAAAATACCCCGCCATTTCATCCACCCAATATGCGGCACTCCAAGCATCATAGCCGATATAAGGCAAATAGATGCCGTAAGTGTTTTGAATTTCCAAAAACCATTCCGTTACATAGCGCGGATGCACTTTGTTGCCCTCCGTGGTGCGTAACAACCCCCGCTCAAACCATTTATCATAGGGTATTTTATCCTCCCGCGCTCGTTCTTCCAAAAGATCTTCCGGCAACCAATACATTTGCAGCGCATAGATATGCGGATCGTTTGGCACCATAAAAATCACCTTTGCGGCGGTGAGGTCAACCGATTGTGAGAGGTCAACACCGCCAATGCCGTATTTTGGCGGCGGCGTTAGGGTGGAAATTTCAAAAGTGGTTTCGTTGTTCAATTCCTCAAAGGTCAACCAAGCCTCTGTTGAGGTTTCGCGTATATTAAAATCCTTGCAAAGTAGGTTTTTAACCTTTTTGGGATCCGCTTGCGCGCGCTTAACCTTATTTGCAAGAGCCTCTATTTTCTTGATGGTGCCCAATGCGGGGTTGGCTTTCTTCCAACATGCCGGATCTGTCCATTCCTCGCGCTTATCAAGCTCATAGATAATGGCAAGTGTCCTATCATCCTCAAAACCCTCAATGCCATCAATGAGCTTGGAGGCATCATCATATTTTTCATCATAGATGCTTTCACGCACCGTGCCCGCCGTGGTGGTTATGAAGATAAGCGGTTGATCTCTTGATGATGTGCCATCCACAATAACATCATAGATGTTTTTATCCTTGATCGCGTGCAATTCGTCAATCAAGCCGCCGTGGACATTCAAACCATCAAGGGTATCGCTATCCGATCCAAGGGGTTTGAAAATGGCATCATACTTATCCGCAACCATTTCCGCAACAAGGGTTTTGATGCGGCGGGATAGGGATGGTGATTTTTTAACCATCCTTTTTGCTTCAAGCCAAATGATCTTTGCTTGGTCTTTCTTGGTTGCTGCGCTATAAACCTCCGCGCCCGCTTCACCATCGGCAACCATCAAATAAAGCCCAATTGCCGCCGCAAGCGTGGATTTTCCGTTTTTTCTTGCAACGATCAATAGCACTTCCGTATATTGCCTAAATCCGGTTTCTTTATCGACAAAACCAAAGGTTGCTGCCACCAACGCTTTTTGCCAAAGCTCCAAGATAAACGGCTTGCCACCCCATTTTCCCTTGGAGTGTTTGCAATATCGCTCTATAAAATCAACGGCATGGTTGGCTTTGTGGTTATCAAAGATCCATTGCCCTGTTGGGTTTTGTATCCGGCGCGCCAAATCACCGTAAACCTTCCGCACCTTGCGGGAAACAACTTCACCGTTTTCAATGGCTTTCCAATACTCTAAAAC